ACGGTGCTGCGCAACATGGAACTCGTCGGACCCGACGGCATCGTGACCTATACCGAGGCAGCCATTCCGATCGTCGCCTCGGTGCAGTCATCCGCTGGCGACAGCCTGATGATGACGCCTGATATGGCGCGCAGCGGTTCCACCTATGACATCATCACCACGTTCCCGCTGGCCACCGCGACCGACGCCAACAAGGCGGATACGGTGATCTGGCGCGGTATCGAGTTCGTGGTGACGGGCGTCGCCCGGTTCGGCAATTTCGCCAATAACGCGGGACACTACGAGGGCACCATGGAAGCCAAAACCATCTCACCCCCAGCGGGGCCGCCATGAGTAGCAAAGTGGACGTCGCCGCGATCAACGCCGAAACCGCCACGACGGTTGCTGAGCAGGCGGAAGCGGCGGGGCGGACCCAGGTCGACCCGAATGACCTGATCACCCAGCTTGAGGACCACGCCAAGCGGGTGATCGATCAACTGGCAATGCCGTCGCATCACCGCATGATGGCGTTGCCCAAGCTGCAAGAACTGGTGTTCTGGCTACGCGCGGGCGCTGGACGCGGCTGATGCAGGAGCGCGCCATCGTCTATGGCGTGATTGCGTGGCTGGCGTGCTGGCTGGTCGATCTGGTGATTTTCGTGGCGCGTAGCCCGGTGCTGGCAATCGACCCGATTCTGAAGCTGGTCATCGTGCTGGCGTGCCTCGTGATCATCCTGCTCGGGCTGGCGCGCAACAGGTGGCTGTTGCCATGAGCGGCAACACCTCGGCGACCGGCGGCTACATCATCGAAATCCCGCCCGGGCCGCCGACCGGGGAGCAGATCACGGCGGCCCTACAGGCGACCGTGCGGGCGCTCACGGGGCTGCCCGGCAATCTGGTGCGGCCGCGCTGGCAGCCGATGCCGCCGACACAGCCCGACGCGGGCGTTACGTGGGCCTCTGTGGGCACCACGCACATGGAGGCGGACGATTACCCCGTCATCACCCACGACGGCCTAGCGCAGCTTGTGGGCGCCCCTGGGCCGGGGGTGGACCGGATGACCCGCCATGTCACGATAACCGCCGTGGTGACGTTCTACGGTCCCGAGGCAGAGGATGTGGCGGGGACGTTCCGCGACGCCTTCTACGTGCAACAGAACTGGGAACCGCTGCATGTGCTGGGGCTGAATATGCGCGAGGTAGCCGATTTGGCGCGCGCGCCCGAATTGATCAACCAGCAATGGATCGACCGCATCGACATCAAGCTGGAAATGCGCGGCCAACTGACCCGCGTCTATCCGGTGCTTAATCTGGACGGCGCCGACGTGGTGATCCACCGGCCCAACGCCGACGGCAGCGTGACCGACACCTCGGTCAGCGTGCGGGAAACCACGGCCACCCGCCCCTAAAGCCTACCCCTTTCACATCGCTGAACTGAAGGAGCGCAGCCATGCCCGGTCTGAGCGTATCGGACGTCGTCAATGTGCAAATCAACATGAGCCCGCTGGCGGTGCCGCTGCGCAATTTCGGCGCGCTCTGCATTGCCGGTCCGTCCACCGCGATCGATGTGAATGAGCGTATCCGCCAATACAGCACACTGGATCAGGTGGCAGAGGATTTCGGGTCCACTGCGCCCGAGTTTATCGCCGCCGATCTGTTTTTCTCGCAGTCGCCGCGTCCCGCGATTCTTTATATCGGACGGTTCGCGCAGACCGGATCGAATGCCGTGCTGCACGGCGGCATTATGACCGCGTCGCAACAGGCCACGTTGCTCAACCAGTTAAAATTGGTCACCAACGGCACCATGCAGATCACCATCGACAGCGTGGTGCACCAGTTGCAGGCCACCTCCGGACATCTGACCGGCGGCACCTTCGCTCCCGTGGCGCAGGACGCGCTGGTGACCCAGTTGCAGGGCATCGTCAACGGCGCCTTCGACATCACCATCGACGGTGTGCTGCGGCATGTGGCGGGAGTCAATTTCGCCAACATGACCGGCACGGATACGTCTACCCATTTGACCAGCGCAGGCAATCTGATCTCGGCCGCGATGGGCACCTACGGCACCGCGTCGTGGAACAACCAGCTTGGCGCCTTCGTGATCCGCAGCGCCACCACCGGCACGCCGTCCACCATCACCTATGCCAGCGCCCCGCCCAGCGGTTCCGATATCTCGGCGGTGATCCAACTGACCGCCGCCACGGGCGCACTGGCGCCCGCCAACGGCACCACCGGGATGGACTTTACCGGGGTCACCAACCTGAACGGTGCGGCAACGGTGATCAATAACGCGCTGACCGGCGGCACCTGTTGGTGGGATGGCACGCGATTCCACATCCAGTCGATATCCTCGGGCGCCACCAGCACCATCAGCTATGCCAGTTCGTCCGGTCTCGGGCAGGACGTGTCGACACCGATGAGATTGACCCAGGCGGCGGGCGCCTCGGTGCCGGTCAACGGCATCGCCGCCGAGTCCGCATTGCAGGCAGCCATCGCACTGCGCGCACACCCGCAATGGTATGGCCTGCAATTCGCCCTGGTGAACGACATCAGCGTGACCGACTATGTCAACGTGGCCGAGTTCATTGAGGGCTGCGACCCGGTGTCGATCTTCGGCTACACCTCGCAGGACACGGGCGGTCTCGATCCCACGGTCACCACTGACATTTTCAGCCAGATAAAGGCGCTGGGCTACACCCGCACGTTCGGGCAGTTCAGTAGCAACAGCAAGTATGCCTCGGCCAGCATGTATGGTCGGGCATTTACCGTGGACTTTGAGGCGTCCGATACCGTCATCACGCTGAAGTTCAAGCAGGAGCCGGGGGTATCGGGGGAAATCCTGACCGAGAATCAGGCGGCCTCGCTCAACCTCAAACGCGCCAACGTGTTCGTCTACTATTCCAACGACGTGGCGATCATCCAACAGGGCGTCATGGCGTCGGGCATGTTCTTTGACGAACGCCATAACAGTGACTGGCTGGCCAATCGTATTCAGACCGATCTGTTCAACGTGCTGTATACCGCGCCGTCCAAAATCCCGCAGACCAACCAGGGAATTCACATACTTGTCGCAACCGTGGAAAACTCAATCCAACAGGGCGTGGTGAACGGCATGATCGCGCCGGGGCAATGGAACGCGCCGGGGTTCGGCCAGATCGCCTATGGACAGATGCTGCCCAAGGGGTTCTATGTCTGGGCGCCGTTGGTGGAATCACAACCCCAGGCAATCCGCGAACAGCGCATCGCGCCGACGATCCAGGCAGGCATCAAACTGGCGGGCGCTGTGCATTTCGCCAATGTCATCGTGAACGTCAACCGATAGTCATGAGCCACGGTTGCAAAATGCGCGTATAGGCAGCGCGCGACCCTATCAACCAAGGAGAACGCAAACATGGCGAAAACAGTTTTCGCGATGATCACACTGCTCGATGATCGAGACGCAATCGACCCCGGCTTCGGCAATCGCCCCGGCGGGGCCGATCCCGGCTACGACAAGCCGATCCATCACCCCGGGCACCCGGACCATGGGCTTCCCAGCCGCCCCGACCATGCATGGGGAGGCGGTCGCCCCGACCGCCCAGAGCAGGGCCTGCCGTGGGCACCGGGCCACCCTGACGCCGGTCTGCCGGTGCCTCCCGGCCTGCCGCCGCTTCCCGCGCCGCCAGCGCAGATCGCCAACAAGGTGGTCGTGCTGTGGCATCTGCCCGGTCAGACGGAATGGCACGGCAAGGTGATTGACCCATCGCTGAGCGGTGGCACGCCGTTGCCACCGGAGCCGACACCGGCACCCAAGGGCTAAGTGACGTCCCGTGGCGATCGAACCCAGCAACGGGAACGGTCGCCACGGTCTGATTGCCAATGTCAGCGACAAGCTGATCCGCGCGCTGCCACCGGCATTTTTATTGCTGGTGCTGCTCAACATCTGTTTCCTCGGTGTCGCAACGTGGACGTTCTCGCATAACACCGAAGTGCGAAACACCATGTTGACCAAGATCATCGAAAGCTGCCTCACCCGGCCGCCCGCGCGCGACTAGCGCGCCCCTCACCACAATCCACGCCTGCCCAAAGCGAAATCCCTGAAAGGAGGTCGTTGTGACCACGTATTCGTTCATTGACGTGGCCGCGTCCATCGTCGGACCCGGCGGTAGCTTCTCGCTTG